ACAGATACTATTATAGATGTTGTTAGTAAACCTATACAACAAGTAAAACAAGAACGAAAAGCTAGAAGACCAGTTATTACAGAAGAAGAAAAAAATGCATATATATTTAAACAACAGAAATCGTTATTTTGTTAAAACTCGTTTAATAAGAAAAATTAAAATAATGTTATTATATATAATAGAATGGATTTTATGATTCAAAAATTATTTATAATTCCAGAATATCCAGATTACATGATATATCCAAATGGAAAAGTATTTTCAATTAGATATAAAAGATTTTTAAAACCAAGATATGATAAGAATGGTTATAAACGATTAACTATGAAAAATAAAATTACAAATAAAAAAGATACAATAAAAATACATCAATTAGTAGCCATATGTTTTCTAGGATACAAAAAAAATAGTAATTTAGTAGTAGATCATATAGACAACGATAAGCAAAATAATTATGTTCATAATTTACAAATCATAACATCTATTCAAAATATGAGAAAAGAACACATGATTAAATTTCAATTAAATGGACTTCCTTATTATATCAGATATTGTAAAAACGGATATTTAGTAAAATTACAAGAAAATAAAATAAAAAAAAATTTAGGAACTTTTAAAACTTTACAAGAAGCATTGGATACAAGAAATAAATATTTTAAAGAATTATTATTAAATGTCAAAATGAAATAAAAAATTTTTTATCTGATTCGAATTTTGATTCTATTTTTTTTAAAGATTTTATATAATCTAAATAAGGAATGGCTTTTTTAAAAAACTTATGATTTTTTACATAAATTTCTAAATCTTCTTTATCGAAATGTTGTTTTTCATTTGGATTATATCTCATTAAAAAATCATGATATTTATAAACATATCTGATTATATTAGATACTTCATTGAATTTATCATAATCATCCATAGATAAATCATAATTGTAGTGTTTTCTCCAATATCTAATCTTTTGTTTTTTATTATCACTAATTCTTCTTAATGAAAGCATTTCTTCTTTCGATTCATATTGTTCACCAGTTTTTACACAATAAAGCTGTGGTGGCATATCTATATTATATAGTAAGATAATAATTCTAAATAGTTTTATATATTATATGAAATACTATTTAAAAACTCGCCGTCATAATAAATTCTGAATCTGGAATACTTGGAAATTTTTGTTGAATCATTCTTTTTATAACTGGTAATTTTTTTGCTCTACCAGTTTTTTTTTGTATTTTTGCTAATTCAATCTCATTAAATAATTGTCTATAAGCATTCTTTTCTTGCGTAGACCAATTTTTACCTACATTTTTATAATATGCTATTAATATATTTATTCTTTGTTGGTCAGCAGGGCTGATTTGATCAGATGGTTTCGGGGTAGGGCGTTCAGAGCTCAGGACTCGATCTGAGGCATCAATAGATATTGGACTAGCTAATAATTGCACATTACCATCAGTATCATCTGGTTTTGATGAAACTAATGATAAAGGATTTCCTAAAGTTCCTAATTGAATATTTTCATTTTGCATTCTTACAAGATTTCTTTCTAACATTGCAGCTTGTGCTTTAAATGATTCATATTCAGCTTCCATTGATACTTGTTCTGTACCAGTAAGAGCATCTCTTAAAACCGTAATAGCATTATTATCATCTTGTACTTCTTTTGCTAATTGTTTAAGTTCATCTTTATTATTTGCTAGTTTGGCTTCATTTGCCTTTTTAATAATTAATGTATAATTATTTTCTTCAACTTCAATTTTTGTTAATAATTTCTTGACTTTTTCTGTTCGTTTTTCTTTTAATTTTATTTCGCTGGAAGTTTCACCACTAGTTATTTCTTTAATTTCAACTTTTTGTTCTTTTGCTATTTCTTTTATTAAAGATATTGGATCTAGTGTCAAATTAGTAATCATATTTGTATCTAGTTGTTTTAAATTTGGATCTGAATCTATATATTGTAATTCTGATTGATTTAATGTTTTTAATAAAGAATCATGTTGATCTAATATATCATTTCTACTTTCGTTTAATTGTGATAATTCTAATGGCGTTATTTCAAATATACCATCATCTATTTTTATTAATTTAGCAGTTAATTTTTCTACATATTTTCTATAATCTCCGTAAATTGTAGTCCAGCCTCGAGGAGATTTTAAATCAATTCTTTTTCCCCCACCAATATCAAAACCTAAATCTGTTTCTAATTCTGGTGATTCTTGAGAATCATCCGCAGGAATTCTAATATCACCTTCTCTTTCTTCATCGAAATCTTTTTGTGCTTGTATTCGTTCTTCTTCTAGCTGTGCTTCTGCTTTTGTTCTGTCTTCTGGATTTAATTTATTTAATAATTCTTCTCTTAATTTGTCTAAAGATTCTTCTGCATCAGTATCTGGAATTTGTGTAGGATTTCCTTGAGAAGGTATTGGTTGTATTTGATTTGGCAATATTGGTTGATTAGGCAAAATTTGTGGCTGTTGTTGTGGAAATACACCAGATGTTATAGGAAGTCGTTGGCCACCAGTTCCTTCATTAAATAATCCAGTTTCTCTTTCTTTAGTTGCTCCTTGTGCTACTAATTGATTTATTATTTGAATTCTTGCTTTTAATGTAGCTGTCAATTCCTTTAACTCTTTTATAGAATTTATTTGAGTAATATTATTAGGTAAAATTCCTATTTCTGCCGGAATTGAAATTTTTTTACTTGATGCCACAGATAATGCCGTATCAAATTCTTTTAAAGTTTCTTTTAATTCATTTAATACTTTTTTTTTTTCTGAAGAGGTTTTTTTCTTTTTCTTTTTAATTTTTCTTATTTCTACATCTTTTGGAAAAATGATTTGAGCAATGTTCGTGTTGATATTATTATTTTCCATATACTTTATAATAATATAATATTTTTTTTATTTTATTATAATATATATGATTGATAAAATGTTATTCATAGAAGTTAAACCTAATGTTGTGGTAAGTTTTGGAGTCGAAAGGCAAAGAGATTTAGAAAAAAGATTAAAAAAAATAAAAAGTAAAAAAAAAATAAATAAATAAAAGTATTACTTTATGTTTATCCTAAATTATGAAACTCACTATGATGTAAAACTAAATTTACATCTCTATTAAGTATTGCTTCTTCTAATGTTTTAAAAGTTTTATGATAAACTATTTTATTATTTTTTTTAATTTTAACTCGATAAGTATTGGATTTTGTTTTAGTTATATTTTTATATCCAGTTGATAAATTATTTGTTGGAGTTTTACTATTCATACCATTTTGAGATAATGTAGCTAATCTTAAATTTTCTATATTATTATTTTGTGGATTATTATCAATATGATCTATACACATTCCTTCTGGAATACTTCCATTATGTGCTTCATAAACTAAACGATGGAATTGAAATCCTTTTGTTTTATTATTTTTACAAAGTATTATTTGATAATATCTATTATTTAAATTTTGTTTTAAATATTTTTTTCTTTTATGTCCGTATACTTGATTATTATTTAAATCAAAACTATAATCTTCATAATCTTTTATTGGAACTAAATTCATTTTTACTTTATATAAATTTAAAAATCAATTTTAAAATAATTTATATTATTATAACGGAAAATGAGTAGAAATATTTTAAATTTTAATAATAGTGGAAGAGATATCACTAACACAGGAATTCGAACTTTTTCAAATATTGCCGTATTGCCATTAGAAATAACGGAAATTAATAGCATAACAAGCACTATATCTATCAAAGGCTTAAGTGGGTTTACAGCAAATAAAATAATAAAAGTAAATTCTGGCGGAACTGCCTTAGAGTATACTGATGAAACTGATACAGTTTATACAGCAACTTCTCCTTTATTATTATCTGGAACGGCATTTGGATTGAGCCAAGCATTATTCACTACGGCAACCGATTTTTTTGATGGAGATTTCATTCCATACTTTAAAAACGAGGGCACTCAATTTCGCAAAATAGAAAGATCAGTATTTTTAACAAATGTGAATTATTTAGCTTCTTCGCCACTTGTGAAAAATACCTCAACATTCACTTATGAATTAGATTTTAGTGGACTAAGTGCTAATGGTGATGTATTAGCTGATGCTAGTGAATTTCTTATATCCACTGATGCAGCTAAAACAATAAAATCATTAACTTATTTGAATTTAAAAAACGCTATATACTCTACATTTAATATTGGAACATTAGATCCGGTTAAGATTACGACGGATAGGGTAATTTCACTTGATATGAGTCCATTACTTTTTTCTACTGGCTTAAATGGGAATGATGAGTTTCTCTTTTCCTTGCCTGGTGGAAGTAATTGGAAGCGTATACAATTTTCTACATTATCAAGTTTAATAACCGCTTCTTCAGGAGCAAATGTTAATGATTTTGGCACTGGTTCACAAACTGGAACAAGGACATTAGGAAATACTACTTATAATACTGTAATACAAGGGGCTAATCCTATAGTAATAACAACAGTAAATGCAAGTAATAATTGTGTTTTAAAATTAAATAATACAAATTGTTCTGTTTCAAACTCGGCAGGTAATGCTATTGCTGGATTTTTCTCTTTAAGTGGTGTCGATAGAGTGTATTTAGGCAATTCTACAAATGACAGTGAATTATTTTCTGATTTAACTTTTGCTAAAAAATTAAATGCTTCATTCGGTGATGGTAATTTTCTATTCGGTGATTCAAATGCTCGTGTCAGAATTTCATCTGGGTTAAACTCTGTAAATCCTGTTGTGGAAATATTTTCAAAAAATACATCAAATGTAGCACACGGAGCGTTTATTTTTGGAGATATTAGTAATGATTTAAGTCTGACTACACAAGATGCATCTCGTTTCACAGTTATATTGAATCAATTAAAACCAACTAACTCAATACATTTAACAAATTTAGATTCAACTGGAACAGTAGCAATGAAATATTATTTTGGTTCTTCTACAACATCAACAAGCACAGTCGCGTGGAGGAATCAAATTAATTCAAACGGAAATTATCATTTTGATTTTGCTACTAATACTGCTGGTTCTGGGAATTGGAGCACAAAAGGATTTGTAAATTTTTCTGTTGTCGGAGTTCCGCAGATGAACTATACTTCTCAGCATAGGTGTATTCCTCAAAATTCAGATTTATATAATAATGTAAATGATTATATAGGTTATATAGTAGAAGCTACTGGTGAATATAATTCAATTAATTTTGAAGAAGAAGAAGAAGACACAATATTAGAAGATAAAATTGAAGGTCATTTTGATATAAAAAATAACGAATGGATAGAAGAACAAATTATTCATACACCAATTAAAAAAAAAATAGGAAAAATGATTACTACAAATGAACCTACAATTAACGAAAGTCAACCAATCGTTAGATTAACAACAACTGCTAAATCTAAAACAGTGTATGGTGTTATTAGTAGTGGTGAAGATGGTGAACAACGAACATTTAGTTCAGGAGCTTTTGTCACTGATTTAGGATTAAGAAATGATGACAGACTCTTCATTAATAGTGGAGGAGAGGGAGGAATTTTAGTATGTAATGAGAATGGAAATATAGAGAATGGTGATTATTTATGTAGTAGTTCTATAAGTGGTATTGCTATGAAACAAGATGATGATTTATTACATAATTATACAATAGCAAAATCTACTATGGATTATAATTTTATTGATTCAAATGAAAGGAAACTTATAGGATGTACATATCATTGTGGTTGATTTAAAAATTAAAATATTATAAATATTATAAATGAATTATTATCAATATATTTATTTTAGTGATATTGAAATTGAGAAAGTTAATAATAACTTAATCATTATTGGAGATAAAATTAAAAAATTAGAAGATAAATTAAACAATAAAAGTATTACTCTAACATTAGCAGAAATTAATAGAATGTCTATGGGTGTAGAACGATTACGAATGAGCAAAAGTTGTATAAAATATTATTATAATATTTAAGATTTTTTGATATTACTTTTTTCT